ATATTGAAGTATTGTATCTGTATTTGTATAAATTATTTCACCTGTAGTACAGTGTGTTAATTTATGACATAGTACTGGACATCCATCTGGACCACAAGGACCAAAGCTAGCAAGTATGTAGTCTGTATCAGTTTCTTGAAATATTGGTGGTATTTTAGAACATACCTTTACATATGGATTAGCATTAAGAGCAGTTACATTTATCAAGGTATCTGTATCATCTACATAGAAAAACCCATTACTATTTGCTATATAATAGCACTGAAGAGAGCAGTCACATGGAATATCTGGATCAGGATATATCTCTACTGCATCTTCACAACTAGTATCTTCAAGAGTAATAACATAAGCACATCCTGTAAAAGGTTCTGATATAACAGTTACAAAAGTTCCAATATAATCCTCAAAAGCAATGTTATTAGAAATTATAGGTTCTTCTCCATTACATGGAATTATTAAATAACAGTTTTGAATCAGTATTGGACAATCAGGACATACTGGAGCATCACAGTTAAGATCTTGATCAACTAAAGATAATTGAACTAATGGCGGTGGACTAGGATATGGTGTTATTCCCCCTGTATATTCTGGAGTAACTGTATAACAAGTACCAGGTGTTAAACCCTCATATGCTGATAGTCCTATAAATTGATAAACTTGTCCACCTACTATAGGCAATGAACCTTTAAAAAATATTTCTGTACCAGTACAACATTCTACAAATTTTAGAAAGTTAGTAATAGCCGGTATAGGTGTCTTTGTCATCTTTTAATAAACTTATATAAATTACTATACACAGCATTTCCTGATGTATTTGTCTGTTGTCTTGCAGCATTTTTTTCAGTTCTTAAAGTATCTTCATATGAACCTATACATCCATTACAAACAGATCTACCATTAGAAGCTGTTTTTCTTTGACATCCACAGGAAAGTGCTTTTCCACAATTTGAACATGTTGCCATAATTTGTTGGTTTTTTAATGGTTAACAATTTCTACAATCAAATTTATTTAAAAGTCTTACTGCATAATTAAATAATGTCATGCCTTCTTGACTTCTATGACATACTTCAACTTTTGCTTTAGCAGTTTCTAAATACATTCTGATCAATCTAAGTTCCTTCAACTTTTCTTTTATTTTAGCTGGAGGATCACAATCTGCAACATCTATATCACAAAGAATTTTTTCATAGTGATTTAGTGCACAAGTTATTCTTAAGTGATTATATTCTACATATACCTTACATTCTGGATCAATTGCATATTTTACAATATAAATTCCATCAGGTAAGGATAAAAAAGAACTATCACAATTTTCAGTTTGTAATCCAAAATCACATGCTGTATAAGTTGGTGTTGATTCTGGTACAAACCTTATTTCATTAGGACAATTGAATCCAGGTACTGTAACAAATAGTGTTGGTCTAAATACTCCAACTAAAGGAGAATAAACACTTGTATCAAATATCTTAAAAACACAAGAATTTGTAACAGTTGGAATTTCTAAACTTAATACATGATTTGCCATAATACTATAATAAAAAAGGAGAGGAGAGATTAACCCTCACTCTCCTTTATATGAGTTATCAAAAAATATTAATCTATAACTGCTTCATCACCTGGAAGTGGAACCACTTGACTTGCGCAAGGAATTCCTTTACCAATATCTTGAATATTACACTCAGAACAGTTTTCTAACCATGCAAGAAGTCTTTTCCAAACAGAATTTAATGCTACATTATCACCTTGTGGAACAACAAGTTCAACAACATATTGGTCATTATCAAATGTTCCAGTTGGGTTGTACAATCTTGGTACATTGTGTTGTAAATAGATTCTGTCATAAAGACCAGTTCTAGATATACCAGCTGCATTAAGAATGTCATACCCTTGAGTAATCTCTCTAATTCTGAAGTCAGTAGCAAAATGGTTTTGTCTGTAAGATTCAGAAAGAATTACATCTCTTACTACAGTTTCACCAATACCATTTACTTGTCTTCCGTAACATTCTACACCAACACAAAGTGCTTCAAATTCACATGGAGATCCTGTGTAGTCTACTTCAGAAGCATAAACTCTTACTGGCTCTATTTCATAGAAGTCAGTTACTTGGAAAGTACAGTTTTCAAACTTAGTTTCATAGTATGCACCTGTTAATACAATACCTGCACACATAGTATTTACATATGCTGCTTCAGTCCAATCACTATAATGCTTATATGTTACTCCTACAATTACAGGTAATGCAGTAAGATCTACATCATTTGGATAGTAATAAGTCCATGCTGCACCTGCATTGTTTGTAAATGTTACAACTGGGTATATAAATGGATTGATCAACGGTGAATTCAATATTTGTTGTGCCCAAGCAATATATACTTTTCTAGGATCTACTGGTGTAGGAGCAATAGTGTCATCTGCACAACATCCTGTGTATCCTTCAAGTGTTAAGTATGCATTGTGATTTAATAATCTTAATGCAGGAGAACCTTTAACATCTAAACGTAGATAATAAGTTTCACCACACAAGAATGGTTTACAACAATCTCCAGCAGTTTCTCCTGGGTTAGAACTTGATGGTGGATTAACATAAGTCCAAGGAGTGTATCCTACGTGAGTTACATATCTTTCAGGTTCATTAGCAGGAGAGTAATAAAGTTTGCTTACATATTTAGGTCTAATTGTTTTAGTTTTGTTAGACTCCAAATAACCTCCAGCAAATGGACCAATTTTGTCATTTTTCATTAATGAGCCTGTAGCAATAATTACATCACAACAACCTGATGGTTGTGGTGCTACTGTAAATGTTTTAGGATCAATAAATGTAATTTCTCCTGGTTTCAACATATTTGTTGTCGATGTTCCCAATTGTACCCCACTTAGGCCTGACACTTTTTGTGCCACCATAGTTTTTTTAAAGGCATGATTAAAATAAGACATTGTTTTTGTTTTTAGTTAATAAATAAATATACTATAATATAGTAAAAAGTTTTTTAATCTCCAAATTATTTCAAGAAAAGTAATTTATACTTAGTAGAGTTAATAGAATCTTTAACCAAGTCTAGATTATTTACAATTTCAGAATAGGGTAATTGTCCTTGAAGTTTATTTATCATTGCATAAAGATCTCTAAGATAACCTACACCATCAGCAACTGTATCCAATGTTCTAGGAGCTACATCTTTTAATGTAAGTATCTTTTCTGCAGTACCTTGATATCCTTCAACTAATGTATCAGCATGTCCAGGTAATCCATCATAAAAATCTCCTATTGCAACATGTGCTGCATAGGAGCCTTCACCGGTTACTTTAAGATGAAGTTTATGAAAACTGTTTCTAGCATTCATAAGTTCTACTGCACAAGATGCAACCATATTATCTAATGAGCTACCTCCTACACCTGCATCTGGTGTTGGTTGTGGTTTAGCAGGTTCTGATTTTGGTTGGTTAACAATAGGTTCTGGTCTACTTACAGTTCTTGTAGGTTCAACATTTCTTTTTAGAAGTCTTGATTTAGTTTCCATATTTAGTTGTTTCTTTCTGCAGTTTCTGTACCTCTAGAGAATTGATTTCCTGATTCAATATCTCCAGCAAGTATACTAGCTGCTTCATCAATTATTAATTCTATTATATCATCCTTAAATTCACATTGTACTTCAGCTGTAGATGCTAAATTAGTATATGGATCTACACAACCATTAATTTGTATTTTAATTGGCTGTCTATAGTAAATAAGGTCTGCCTCATCTATATCAAATTCATTATTTGTATAAATGTTTACACTACCTCCTTTTAATGTTGCAAAAGTTTCCCCCCACTCAAAACTTGGTTGTTTTGATTTATCTCTAAGTAGTTCTCTTAAGTTAGCTTCTTCTGCTAAATAAACCATCATAGATCTTTTATCACAGCAGTCCTTTCTAGTAAGGGCATCTACTCTTTTCCATTGAAGATAATCTTCTGGTAAAGTACCTCTGTAATAATACTGTTTATCTGCAATGGCTAAGGGAAAAGTTTCAAGAAGTATTTGTAAATCATCTTTTCTTCTTGTTGAACCTTCATCACCTTCTTTAGTAAGATTTATACCATGAAGCTGTCTACGAGCCCATTCAACCTGAGCTTTATTAAAAGATTCAACAATTTGCCAGCAAGTTATATTATCATAATCTTGACTGTCAAGCTTATTGAGTCTTTGTTTAATCTTTATGGTAAGTGTACTATTAAGCATAGCTTATTTTCTTTTCTTATTTTTTACAGCACCTCCTCTTCTTTGTTTATAAGGACTTGAAGTTGGAACACTCATATTCAATGTATTAGCTCTTTGTCTTGGTGCTGGTGTTGATTGCATTGACTGTGTACCAATCACACCTTCTGGCTTACTCATAGACATTATTTTTTGCATAGCAGTAGAAGGATTAACACTACTATAAACAGATGGAGTTCCTGCTGGTGGTGTAAGATTAGGTTTTGCTGGTGGAGATGCTGGATACTGATTTAACATGTTTTCAAATGCAGCATCATCCGCAGCCATTCTTCCCATACCAGATCCTCCTCCACCTTGGAGTTTCTTTAAATACTTATTATAAGCTTTCATTTGTCCACCAGCTTTCATATGAGCCATAGCTACATTATCATTAAATGTTTTAAGTGGATTATTAGGTTTAAGTGGTTTTTTCATAGTTATCTATTTTTAGCCATTTTTTTTAATGTTCTAGCTAGAGCTTTTCTTTTAGGTGTACAAGTAGGTTTTGACATAGGAGTACAATAACCCTTATGTTTAGGATTGATTGCTTTTTGTATCCATTTTTTATCCTTCTTAGTAGCCATGACTATTTTTTCTTTTTACTAGCTCTTTTCTTAGCACCTGCAATTCTATCAGCTGCTGTTGCTTTAGGATTATTATCTATACCAGCTTTTACTGAAAGCATACCAAATTTAGTAGCACCACCTTTCTTCATTTGCATAGGTCTAGTAGTAGCATTATAGCCAGGCATACCAACAATTTTTTGTGAACCACCTTTTTGCATTTTCTTTGTGGCACCGCCACATTGCATACATTTTTTCATGACTATTTTTTTCTTTTTAATTTAACACTACCACCTCTCCTTTCTACAGGCAAAGATGTTTCTTTTTTAAGTTGTTTTCTAATGTCAGATCTTTTAACATCTTTACCTTCTTTTTCTGCTTTTCTTTTAAGTTCATTAACTGCTTTTATTCTTTGAACTCCTTTTAATGAACCTACAGCAGAAGCAATTGCTGCACCAGCACCAAATACACCAGCAGCAATTTTTTGACTAGTACATGGTACACAGTCAGGATATACTCCACATCTATTTTTAGAGTTGTTTTTACAATCTCCTGCAGCACCTCCTTTTGCCATTTTTTTCATTGTGCCACCACATTTAGCACATCCCATTTTTTTCATATTGATATAAATATATAAATTAACAATTCCATTTCCTCAAAGATTTATTAATCCTTGAATCTGGGTCATTAGCTTTTTTCTTACCAGTTAGTTTTTTCTTCATACCTTCCATTCTGGCACAAAAAGATTTTCTCCTTTTAGCAGACTTACTATCTGGATCAAGTTTAGAAGGTTTGGTAGTTACAGCTGTCTTAAGTTTACTTCCTGGATTCTCTCTTCTATAGGAAGCAACACCTTTAGCATTCAAACCACCTGATGGGTTTTTACCTTCTTTTCTTTGCCAAGCTGCTGACTTTGCCATTACTATTTCATTTTACCATTAGCAAGATTAGTAAACATCTTAGCTTGCTCTTGTGCCATCTTCTTTACATCTGTCATAAGCTTAGCATCTTTCTGAATCTCAGCTGCCCTTTTTAATGTAGACATAGCAGATTCAACTTCCCACTTTCTCATCTCAGCCTTGTTGCCTCCCATAATAGAGATACCAAGTGAAGAAGATGACTTCTTAGCAGGAGCTTTCTTAGTAGTTGTTGTTTTCTTAATTGCCATAACTATTTATGTTTTTTTGATGTTCTTAATCCACTAGAAGAAGATTGTCTTCTTAAAACTGAACCTTTAATAACTGATCCACCCCTTTTAGCAAATGAACTACTAGAATCAAAAGGATCATTTTCTTCTTTAAGAAAAGCATCTCTTGCTTTCATTCTATCTACTTTATTTTCAAGCTTATCTTTGTCTACATATTTAGTTACTTTTTTAAGCTTGTCACCATCTTTATTTCTTACAGTTTTAGTAATTGTACCTTTAAAAATATCATAATCTTTAGTTCTATCTCTAAAGATACCTTTACTTTGTTTTCTGTAATCTGGATCTGCCATGACTATATATTTTTAAATTAAACATTTTTAACTCTTCTTCCCATACCTACTCTAGACTTCTCAGCTTTTTTAGCTTTTAGTTTAGAAGGAGATAATTCACTTTTTGTTTTAGGAGTATCCTTAGATACTCTTCTTGTAGGCCGGCAGTATTCATTTTTACCACCGGCACCACAAGCTTTTCCTGTTTTAGTATCTTGCCATTTTTCTTTTTCCCATCTTTTAAGTTCAGATCCTTCCTTAGTTTTTCTAACTTTGCCGGATTTTTTTCTGCACTTTGCTATAGCCTGAGAAGCCCTAGCAGAAGGGAATACAGCATATCTTGCTTTTACACTATGATAACATGCATCTTTTGGCATTACTATTTTTTATTTTTTTGGTTTAGCAACTTTTTTGTTGAGACCAACTTTAGTTCCTTTAGATCCAGCAGTTTTGTCTGCAAAAACTTTTGCATTAGAATTGACCATACCTCCTGTTTTCATCATTGTTTTGCCATACATAGCTTTAGATACTTTTTTCATTTTATTTAACTTTTAAGAGTTCCAAACTTTTTCAACAGATGAGCTAAGATCATTTAAAATATCCTCATGTAAAGGGTTTTTTAAATGCTCAATAACATCAGATACATTTCTACCAAGAAGACTTCCTGTCTTAGCATGGTATATATATCCATCTGCCTTACTTATAATATACTTAAAAAAACTGGAATCACGTACAATTGATTTAATTTTTAATGTTTCCATGTCTAAATTAACTGCATCTATAAAGGATTTTGCTGCCCTTTCTTTGTTCCCCTCAGATCCTATTCCATTAATATGGTTATCCATATTTTCATAAATAATATCTAGTGGAGTAGATTTTCTATATTGTGTACTATCACCATCTACAATTTTTGCAATATAGAATAACTTAGTACTGTTTTTATCAAATAATTTTTGAAGTTCTGCCAATGCTTTGTTACGGAGTTTTTTGTACTCTGTTCTGATCATTGAAGTTTCTTGTTCTTTATCTAAGTAGAACTTAGGTGGCACCGGTCTTGATCTTGCATCTTCATAACTTTTAGCTACAATAGAAAAACCTCCTGCTTCAATAGCATAATATTTTATTTTGTCAAAAGGATTATTAAGATCTAAGAACACTGGTTCATTACCACATTTAATTTCTATTTTATTCCAGAACTCTGCATTATCAGGCTTTAATAATTTTACCTGATTCCAGAAGTCTTTACTTTCAGGATCAAGAATATTTGCTGCTAACTCCTTTTCTAAATCAGCAATGCACTCTCTTATTTGTCTTACTCTAGATTGCTTCTCTTCTTCTGGTAATAATTTTATTTCTGGAGCAAATTCATTAAGTCCTGTTACATATCTAATTACTCCATTACTTTCAAGACATGCAAGTTGTTCTTGGTGTCTTACACCATCATAAAGAGCTAGACCATATTCTTCAAGACCCATGTTAGTACTTTGGCTATCAACAAAAGGTCTGATAGCTAGTTTTGTTTTTTTTGTGCTGGTAGTTTCTACCATTGTAAATTGTGTTTCCATGTTGGTTTTTATTTGTTGATTTTTAGTTTAAAATATAAAAAGGGAGGAGTTTCCCCCTCCCTCTTTTGATATATGATGGATTAGAAAGAGCCACCTGTTACTGGGTTTCTCATAACAATCTTAAGGACTTTAGTTGGATCCTTAACCCAAATAGCTGGGAATGTTTGAGTCATCATTACTCGGTATCCATTGAATTGACCAGAAGACTGGAATCCTTGTGTACGGCCCATATAGTCCATAGTACCATTTTGATACCACCACTTCAATTGATTATCCCAAGACAACTTCAATAAGAAGATATTGTCATTAGTATTATCAGTGATGTCAAAGATAATGAATGAGTAAGAAGATAATGGGAAACCATCAATGATTGGGTTCTCAATATCATTTGTATGGATGTTGTCAAATGCTGGGTTCAACACAAACTTAACATTAGCCAAGAATGGAATAACATAAGAAGTGTAAGCAAATCCAAAGTTCAAGTCCATACCTTTACCAGTGATTGCACCAATATCAGCAGCTTGAATTACAAGACCTGAAGCAACTGCTTCTCTCTTGATAGCTTCATTTACCATTCTCATACCTCCCATACCGGTTTGTACAATCAATGATCTGTTTGGATCTGGACCTTGGAACTCAACCTTACCATTGAAGAAGTTGTAGATTTCTCCACGGAACAAATCCAATGTAAAGTTATTTTTGTTGTATACTCTCTTGAATGAGTTATCCAACTGCTTCCAAAGACCCACAGACATTCTTAGATCATCTGGACCATCTTGACGTACTCTACCACCATGACCCCACATTAAGTAAGTTTCAATGTCAATAGCAATTTTAGACAAGTGAGCAGCTTCCATTTGAGTTAAGAAAGTTCTAGAAAGATCTCCATTGTCAAATGCTTTTTTTACTTTGTCTTTACCCATAACTTTGATCATATCTTCTAATGAAGAAATAGATGGATCATTGTTAGATGTAAAGTTTCTCCAGATCTCAGTTACAGGAACTGTACCATCTGCATTCATACCTCCTTTGATCATCAAGTCAGCTCTAGAAGATACTGAATAGTGAACATGAGCCTCAGCACCACCAACAAAGTTATAGAACTCACGGAATGAAGTTCTTGTTGTGATGTCAGAGAATCTTTCACCATACTCTCCTCTAGCAGAACCTTTACGGAAGATTTTAGTTCCCTCAGTAAGGTATTTGTGATCTAGGAATTTATAGTTGTCATTGTTTACCAACTGTACTGTATAGATGAAAGCATCTCCTACTTGTAGAATATCTTCATCAGTAATGTACATTTCAACTCCATTGTATTTGTCATAAGTGATGATATCACCATGTCCAAACTCACGTCTGTTGATTTTAATTTTAAAGGTTGAACCATCAGTACCTAAAACTCTGTTTGGGTCTTCAATGTCTTCAACAATATAAGGAAGATCAATAGATACAGGAGTCTGCCATCTATATTCCCCTCTATGGTTGTCAACCATAATTACATTTTTACCACCAAAGCTAGACATTTGGTAAAGAGGCATTTCCACCTTCTGAGCCATTGCCCAAAGGTCTACTGGACCTAAGTCCATTGGTTCTGCATCCTTCAACATGTTAACCAAGTGGTAAGAATCTACGTGTGAACTTGCTTGGTAAGCTGTATCCCGTAGAAAGATACCATTGTTTAAAACTGGAGTTGCCATTTTTATTTGTTATTTAAATTGTTACTAATTAAAACCGTTTGAACATATTATTAGTTCCACGGTTGATTGTTCTTGTTGGTTTAGAAGTTCCTCTTTGTTGCATTTGATCATCTAATCCATTTGAAGAAGTATTTTTTCTTGATTCTTCTGTTTTAAGTTGTCTTACTACTTTTTCTGTAGCTGCTTTACTTCCTTGTTCTCTTACTCTGTTTCTATAAGAATCAGGATCAGAAAGTAACCAAAGAGCTTCAGCAATAAGATCATGTCTTGGTTCTACAAACTGATACTTCTCTAATAAGTGTCCAAGTAAGTTTGTAGGTTTACCAGAAATTGAAGGATAGTTTGGTTGAACTAATCCTGAGTAAAGATGACTCTGTACTTTTCTATCCAACTTAATTCCACCAAGTTCACCTACTGAAAGTGTATTGTATACATTATCTTGGTAGGCCTTTGCTTGTGTAGCTTGTTGTTGTCTTTTGTACTCTTGTTCTGCCAATTGTTTATTTACAATTGCTTCTTGCATCTTATCTAACTTTGGCTTAAACTGTTGAGCTTTTTGTCCTAGTCTTCCAAGTTCTGCCCAGTCTTCAATTTCAGATTCAATTTCTTCTGGAGTTCCAAACTGTGTAGCATAAAGATACTGTCTTGCAATTTCTGCTTGATCATTTTCATTATTAGGATTTAAATCTCTAATTTCTTCCACATGAGCAAGTGTTCTAAATAAGCTTTTAAGATCAGTACCACCATCTGCTACATACTTAGCAGCATATTGGAGTTCTTGTGGCAAAGACTGAAAAAATTCTTTTGGAGTATTTTCTCTAATTGCTGCTTCTCTCTCTTGGAAGTTAGCTTCAAATAACTCTCTGAAATCTTTAGTAGTGTATTCTTCTAAAGGTTTGTCATCATCAAAAGCCATTAAAGTACCTTCCTCAATCATTTTTGTAGCTAACTCATAAAGACCTGACTTATCTACTTTAGGTCTTCCTTTATTACCAGCTTCTTCTTCTTGAGAAATTAAACCATCAAGCTCAGCAATAGTCTCTTCAACTTCTGCTTTCTTTTCTGCAGCTTCAAGTTTCTCTTGTGGAGATTGTGCTGCAGGATTATCAAAGAACGACATGTCTGTTTTTTCTGCTGTAAAAACAGATTTTTTTTCTGGTTCTTTTTGATCATCTGGCAGCATTATATTTTCTGCACCAGGAACACCAAAAAGAGCATCAATGTCTACATCAATTTGTCCTACCGTTGTAGAATCTTGTACCTGATCTTCAGGTCTGTTGTTGGTTGTTTCCATTCTGTTGGTTTTTGTTTACATAATAATATACAAAATAAACTTGGAAAATTTAAAAGTTAAAAATTCTTTTTTTGCACTATATAGCTAAGTCTATTTTTTCTTTTTGTTTGAGCTGCCAGCATCATACTTGTTTTTATTTACTCTAGCTATCTCTAATTGTTTATTGGCTATATCTTGTTGTACTTGTAACTTCTGTTGTTCCATATTCATTTTCTGAGAATGCTTTACCATATCATCACTTTGTTTCTGTCTTTGTACATCCATTTGACCTTGATATTGTTCAGTTTCTCTGATTTCTTTCATAGCATCTCTAAAGTCAGACTCTTGGTTTTGATTAATATCAGCCATTGAACCATATCCTGCAGCTCTAATCTCAGCAACAGTAATGTCTTTCTGAATCATCTTATCATCTCTTTGAGCAGCAGCATCAATCTCCATTTGTTTTTGCTTCTCAGCTGAAGCAAGTTGTTCTTGTTGCATTTGCTGTTGTTGTTGCAGTTCAGCTTGTTTTTGATCTTGTATTCTTTTCTCAGACATTTTGAGAACAGTATTTATTTCAGAGATTGACTCAGACTGTATTACTTTACCTATGTCATATATAGAAGCTCCTGTAGTATTGTTTTGTATTGCCATTTGTTTTAACTGTTCTAAGACAGCTCTATGATTAGCATTAGTACTACAGAATATATTTAGATCTCTCATTAGAAGATCCGTACCGTCAACTTGAAAAGTAACTTTTTCATCTGCCTCTGTAATATATGTCAACCTTGTAGAAGGTTTTGTAGAATGATAGTACTGAGCTAAGTCAGTTCTCATCTGATGTACTCTTGGCATTAAGTAATCACAGTGTTGTATAAAGTAGGTTTCTGTTTGAGCATAAGATGCAGCAGCAGCTTGCTCTACACCAGTAGCTGTCATTTGAGATAACTGTTGTCCCATTCTTTGTGGGTTAACACCAATTACTTCATAAGCTTGTTGCTTAAAGTGATTTGCAAGTTGTATTCTAGAAAGTAATCTTTCTGTCTGTGACAGATCTAGCTTTTGGAAATGCTGGAAGTTTAATGCATTTTCAGTATTAGTAATTGAAGTATCTAATGGTAGCATCTGAAAATTCTTCATTGCTACATAAGCTTTAGCCAAGTTACCTTTACCCCAATCTTCTCCTAATGAGTGTCTTGGTAATGTATTCTGGTCTAGCATTATAATAGTACCTAGTTCATCTACTAAGATGTCAGCTATCTGATTGTTTACTATGTTGTATCCAATCTGGTATGGCTTCATTAAATCAATAAGTGCAGTAGATCTTGTATTTCTATCTGAGAATATAGAACCTTCTACAGGAAGTTTACATCCATACAAACTATTATCACCTTTAAACTGGAATTTTAAAGGACCTATTTTAGGTTTATCTATTCCAAGATATATTGGAGTAAATCCTCCTGGATTATTCATACCCCAGAATGAAGGAATATTAGGACCAATTTTAACTCCTCCCCATACTTCATTAATCCAAATCCAATCAATGTGTTCTCCAAATACTAAATTATCTTTACTCTTGCCTTTAAAAAGTCTAGTATCATAAATTGGTTTATCTGATACTGAATAATCTTCACTTACAATTTCTGTTAATACTTCTCCGGTTTCAGATATTTTTGTAAGATGTCCTACTTTCTTCTGTGATTTCCAATAAGCTGTAGTTACCCTTAGTAGATAAGCTGTACCTTGATCATAGTAGTCTTCTCCTTCAGCTAGTATTTGAGTTATAACATCTGATCCATCAAGTACATTACCACCCATAAAAGATGTATACTGTCTGTAGGCAAGAGATGGCATGTTTGTATTCCAATCATGTGATTTAGTTCCATCATAGAAAGCTCCATCATTTTGAAGACCACCAATATTATAAGCTGCTGATCTAATTGGATAAATGGCTTCTAATGCTTCCATCTGACCTTCATTCATCAAATATCCAAATTTGTCAACTACATCTGATGGAGTAAACATGTCTGTTTTACCTACCCAGTTTGCTTGAGAGATGTATCTATTATCTGGAGATTTATGATAGAAACTAATTACTGGATTCCAAAGTTCTACTTCATAATCATCCTCCATCATGCGGAAATGCCAGAACTCTCTATCTGTAATAAGCATGTCTCTGAATGCTCTTTCTTCAAGTTCATCCATTCTAAATCTTTCAACATCTACTTTATGTTGATGAGTTGCCCACTGTTCAATTACAGATCTATAATCTTTTTGAAAAAACTTTTCAATTTCTGGAAGTGTCTTGAGTTTTTCTGGAGCAATTTGTTGTTGAGCTTCTGGAGAATTAGGATCAAGACCTTGCTCTATTAATGCAGAAATAATTTTGGTTTGAGCATCTGCTAATAGAGTTTCCTCTATCATCATTCTTTTTTGCTCAAGCATTTCATTATATGAAATATCATCAACTGCTCTATAACTTAATTTACTTGATCTTTTTGCAAATTCAGATACTAGAACATTAATTACATTTGGAATAATTGGATAGAATTTTAATTCAAAAGCTGAGGCATCTTCTTTAGTTAATAACTCAACTATGTCTCTGTATTCATTATCTTCCTCAACTATATAATCTGTTCTATCTATAATACCTTTAGCAAGTTTATAATTTTTCATAAACCTGCGGGCATTTCTTCTAATTTGTCTTAGACCATTCCATTCTAACCAATCTAAATTCCAAGCAGCCCATTGCTCATCTTTTTCTTTTTTAGTAAGAAATTGAAGAGGTTGAGTCACACTACCTAATCTGTTGTGTTGGACTTTAGCTCCATTCTTTAATTGCATTGCGTTATATACCTGCATAGCTCTTATTTAAAATTTTTGAAAGGTGATCTTTTAAAACTTTGTGAATTAAAAGATGAACCCTTTCCAACATTACGAAACGGGTTCTTATTTAATTTAAACAAATTTTCTGACTTTTGCAAGTTTTTAGCTGCATCATCCATAATTACAACTTTAGCAAAACCCCTGTTTGACTCTTGTATTTTTATAAATGAAACTAATGCAGCAAATGAAACCAATCTATCCACATTGACTCCATCAGAATATTCTTGCATTTCTTTTATTAGCATTGGATCCGGAATTCTTTCAATACCATATTTTGTTCTAACAATTGTACCATCTGGTTTAGTTTCTACATCTAATTCTTCTTTAGTATATTCTATGGCATAACTAAGAAGATGTGCTTTAAATAAAGAACCTGTATTTTTCCATCCATATTCCTGATACACATTAGCATTAGCTCCTAAATCCTTCAAGAAAAGAATTTGACTTTTTGGTACTAAATATCTTTGTTTCTTTCTAGATATCATATACTGTATAAAAAGTGAAATGTTATTCTCTACAATAGTCCAGGCATTATACCATTCTATTATAAGTTCTAACATTTGATGTGTTCTATTTATATCATCATATCTTCCACACCATGCAGCTACTATCTTACCTTGCTCTATGTAGGTTTCTGTTTCTACAGCATTTACCTTTCTTACTTCAGTAGATGATTTCATTACATAAATAGAGCACAATGATTCTGATGTTGTTGTTTTACCTTCTGATACGGGGTCAATAGAAGCAAAATATGTTTTACCAAATTCTGGATTTTCCATTGGTCTTTCCCAAACTACTAAACATCCAGTCTTATCCTCTGTCTTTTTATTTACAGGAAATTCAGTAATTGGTCTTTTATTACTACTCTTTACTGCAGGCTTTCCATTTTCATCTGTAAATATATCTAAGAACTCAAATCCATATTCTTTATCTTCAATTCTTCTTTGTTGTGCAGCAAGTAAATGAGTAGGGAATACAGAAACTGTTCTATTTGCAAAAGCCTCATGAATATTTCTAGGATGCTGAGATATTCTTAATTGATACTCTTCTGGGGCTAATTCATTCTTCCATTGTTTAAACTGCTCATTCAAAGCTTCTAATGCTTCTTCTACAAGTGAATTACCATAGTCATCAATATATGGAGGCATGGACCATTGTTCAGGAATAAATAAACCTGACAAACCTATAGTACCTTTATCATCAATAAGATCTGTTTCTACAGCATATATATCTTTTGATGTTGGATTTAAAATCATATCCTTTAATGGTAAACATTGACCTAAATCACCGACAGATCCTGCAGCTATAAACATACCTGTAGTAATTAAACCAGATCTCATTGCAGGTCTCATGTACTCATATGTCTGATCCATCTTAGGAGCAATTCCTGCCTCTTCATGAAAGAAGTATTTAACTGGTCCACCGACACCATTAGTAGGATCTTTTTCAAAGGACATACCTTGTATAGTTCCTTTAAGACCAACTTCATTCTTTCTATCTCCTTTTCTTACTTCAATCTTTTGTTGCCACATCATAACCTTGTCTGGAGACATAGGTCTATACCATGCAGTATGCTCATTTAAGAAAGCTGCATATTCTTGTAAGAATTTCCAAGATCCTTTCTCATTAATATAATCTTTAAGACTGGCTCCTATTTTCAATGTAACCCCTGCCTCAAACCATTGTTGGTTAATGAGTTTACCCATGTGGTAATATGATGATGCTATCTGTCTTTTCTTTAAGATAGCTACATGTTTGTATGAAAGTTCTGCTAACATCTCATAAAGAGCCATATGATATTGGGCATCTCTGATTTTAGCAAAGTCAAACTTCTGTTGTTCTTTATCAAAGATAGGTAAGAAGTTTAACCACATATAATATTCTCTGCAGACATACCATGTTAGATTTCCATCTTTAACTAATAGGCCTTTTCTACATCTAACTTTTTGTTCTTCCCAATAATTTATGTAGTCTTTGGATTTAAAAGGAGATGTGCAATATACTCCATCCTTTTTAAATTTGGTTGACTCTGAAATAAATAATTCATTGGTAAGCTCGTTGAATTGGTATTTTCCTGGTTCCTTAAATATGTTATTAAGGATAAACTGCTTGAAGTCCTCTCTGGATTCAAAACTTGTGGTTGTCCACTTTCCGTTTTCATAAGTTGGTATATCTTGGTAAATCTCACTCATTACATATCATAGGCTAATCCTTGCCCACCCCTTACTTTACTTGATTGTTCTTCTTGAAGATCTTTGTATGCTCCTTTAAAAGATTGTCTTATTGATTCATAATTTTTAGCAGCAGCTATTAATGAATTCATATTACCATCCCGCCCATGTGTAATAGGTGTTATTTCCATATATCTAGCTAATCTATCTAACATAGATGCAATACCTTTGTATGCTCTGGATGTAGGTGTTTCATACATCTTTTCACAAAACCTTAATGCTGCAAAGATTGTGTCATCCTCAGTAGAAAACTCTGCTTCTATTTCTTTTAGAATAATATACTCTTTATCTTGTTCTGGCACAAAGAAAAAAGGATTCATGTCTGGATTAGGACAGCACATGTAAAACAAATAGAGGTAAACTTTTAAATAATCATCTGGATACTCATCCATAACATCTTTAAGAGCCTTTAGTGTATAACAATGTTCAGTAGGTATTACTACACCGTTTTGAACATCAAATAGTTTTGCATACATCTTATTTCTTTTTAATAAAGGTAGGACTTTCTTTTATATGATTCATTACAGCAATTACCTCATCATATAAATAAGGTACTGGAATTGGAGTAACATCTTTTACAATTGGGTCCCCATTCATATCTTTCTTTGCTACAGGATATCCCCAGTCATCTTTACCATCTGTCTCAAATTTAATATGATGAATATATATTGTACCTGGCAATAACTTAGGATTATGCTTAAGTATAATATACATATAAATACTCAATTGTAAAGCATAGTGGTTAAAGTTGCAATCATCTAAATGAGAAACTGGATGGAGCATCTTCTCTGAAATTCCCTCCCAGTCCTTAAATGACTCCATCTTAATTTCTTTATTAGTTTTATAGTCAATGATATTAACTCTTCCATTTACAACTTCAACTAAATCTGATTGACCACAAATACCAGCAGACTTTAAATAAACCATATGTTCTGGATAAACTCCTGGTTCAAGTTTTTGATTTGGTGCATATTTAATACCATCTTTTAACGGCAGTGGTTTAAATATTGGAACAGTTACACCTTCTCTTTCTATTGATGCTAAAGAACACAAATCATCTTCTCTTTGATTATGATACCATGTTCCTAAGTCTGTAGCTCTCTTAGCTTCATTACTCCAAATATCTTGAATAATTTTTGGTTCAATTCCAAACCATTTGGATCCTTGTTTTTTAGAAACTTTTTCTGCTGTTTTTTTAGCATCAAAAGGTTTCTTTAATGAGGATATAACTGTAGTTACACTATACCAGACAATGTTATGTTCATTGTCTATACTCTTGTAACTATGATCTTGTGCATTAAAAAATATACTCATAAGCTGTCTAATTGATCTTCTTTCTTTTCTGATACTATGGATGCCCATTTTTTTGCAGGACATGAAGTTGATAGAGATCTTGTTTTAAATGATAAAGAACAACCACACAAAGAACAACATGGTTGAGTACCAGGCATAACACATTCTTTACCTTCTATGTCTTTATCAGGACACACATTACAGATTTCCATTCTTAATTCTGAAACATGCTCTACAAATTCATCTTTAACAATTGAATTTGTTATACCTTCAATTATCTGTTTCCGGTTCTTCCAAATTTCTTTGAGACTTGTTTTCATCTTTTTGTTTTTTAAACTCTTGTTTTTTTAGTTCTAATTCATCTATTTTCTTTTCTAGATTTTCAAGACACTCTACTTTATCTTCAAGCATTTTTTTATTATAGTATGCTTTAAAAGTAGAAGTGTCATGAGAATCTAAAGCTTTTTTATACCGTTGAATTGATTTCTTTACTAAACTTGGCCTAGCAACAAATTGGCCCAATCCTTCAACATTAATTCTAGGATAAGTAAGATTTGTTAAATTATTTCTAATACTCTTATAGTATGTTTGTATTAAATCTTCTATAAGTTCTACAGGTTCATTTATTTCTTCTGCAAACTCTTTATATAACTGACTAGATTTTTTTGGAATCATTTGCCAAGAAATTTATAATCTAACAATACACTGCCTTCTGTTTGAATTTTTAAATTAGGATTTATCATTACTATTTTTTTGTTTTTAGCATCTTTTGATATTAAGTTATTTTTTTCACATTTATTAATACAATTTCTTACTGTTTGCTCTGACTTGAATATGCTATATTCATCAGAAGCTTCAAAACAAAAACTAGACAATTCAATTGGTCCAACTGTACTAAGCAAAGTCAAGCACTCTAAGTCAGAATCACTCAATGTTATTCTATTTATATAACAATGAGTAAGTATCTGAAATTTAATAACATCTTTTTTAGACATTATTACTTTCTTTTGTACTTGATTTACTATAGCCATTTTTAGTTCTTTTTAAGTTTTCTAGAAATGGCTTCTGCATTAGATACTTCTTGTGGTGTTGGGAATGGATATTCTTCCTTGTCATCTTCTTCACCTTCAGGGCCATTTTCCATTTGATTCATCATCATTGCATATTGCATTTGAAGACTTGTTCTTTTAAATCTTACTTCATCAATCTTCATTAATAACTCTTCATGTTCATACTGAGCTTTTAAATAGGGCATTGAATCCTTATAAAATTTAAGCATTTCTTTTCTTTTTGCTTCTAATTCTTCTGGAGTAAATACTCTTTCTTTTTCTGTGTTTTCCATTTTTTATATATTTTAAGTTTACACAAATATACAAGAAAAGTTTAAACCAGAAATATTTAAACAAAAAATCCAGGCATAGAACATACCTGGATCACTATATGTAGTATAGGTCTATCTATTCTTAATTGTAAGATTTAAAATTGTTATTGAATAAAAGTTTCTTGCAGGATCAAGTTCAATTGAAAAAAAATCTACCATAGAAATTCTACATCTTATAGTTAATGCTTTCCAACTAGGTTTATGATTTTTCCAATTATTTCTAAACTTCATCACACTAAACTTTTAAGCATTGCAATTAACTTAGGTTGAGGAGAGACATCTGATTTATCTCTTCTATAAGAATTATGAGTATACAAACCTGGTTCTGCAGAAAGAGCATTCTTAGATACTTCCCACATGTCTTTCTCATTATACTTAATCGGAATTCCCCAGATTTTGTTCCAATATAATAGCAATTGTTTTACTGACTCAATTTGAGCATCTGTATAAGCATGGTAGTATTTATGACCTTTGTATGGTACAGAAAGTTCACATACTTGACTTCCTGGTACTTCTCTACCTACATAGTTATAATACTTACCATTTCTATTTTCTAGTGGACCCCAGTTGCATATTTCAATACCAATTGCAAGTGGATCCAATGATCTATATGGTAAAGCATTTGCTCTAAATACATCTGGCTTAATACCTAAATGGTAAGCCCAGTATTTAGAAGAGAATGCTTGACAGATTTCTCCATCAATTGTATCTTTAGATAAACCTTTACCAGATATAGTGATACAGGTAGCTATTCTACCTCTATCATCATTATCCCACATCTTAATTGTTCCAGGACCTGAAGAGTTTCCTGCTGTGTGGTGAAGTACAATCTGAAGTTTTTTAGTCTCTTCCTTGACATATTGTTTTTCAGAAAGTGGTACTTGTTTAATCTTATTTAAATCTAATACACTCATTACTTCTTATTAAACTTATTTACAAAAAATTTTGAAAGCCATTCTCCCGCTTTTTTAAGAAAATTGTTTTCTGCTTCTATTGTAACATTTGTACCTTCTTCTGTTTTTGTTACATTCACATCAAGTTTTTTACTGTCTAGTGTAAATTCTTTCTTTACTTCATCTGTGTGAACTTCAACATCTACTTTAGGAGTATCAACTACTACATCTACTTTCTTGCCTTCCTTCTTTACTTTAGCTTTGACTTTTTTGGTTTTTACTTCCACCTCAATGTCTTCTATTTTTTTTGCTTTTTTAGTCATTATTTATAATTTATGGATTTGTAATTTCTTTCTCTTTACTATCTTCTACTGTTAACTGAGATAATGTAGCTGCTACTGTACCAGCAGTTACTACATATGTTGCTGCAGTTACTATGGTAGCTGGTAATGCAATTGGTGCAGCAATAATAAGTCCTGCAACTGTACCTGCTATAATTGCAATTTTCTGAACTTTCTTCCAAAACTTAGGTGTTTTAGCTTTCCATCTTTGTCTCAGATTTTTCTCCATTTTCTTTCTCTATTAATTTTTTTAATCCAAATCTAGACTTTAATACTCTTACTAAAGATTTAGGAAGTAAATTTATATCTCCTAGATTTTCCAACAAAGATACAAAATATACTGAATAAAATCCTCCTATTACAACTGCAGGCAAGTAGTAGTATATTCCATTACTCTTTGCCATGTACCAGGATATATGTAAAATATAAGATGTAGCTACAAAATATAAAGGCATTCTCCATATTTTAAAACTTACAAATCTCTTGTTAATTATCCCTTTTGCAATTCCTGAAATCCAATCTGCAAACATTAATGACCACAGTGTAAATACAGCTGTTGGGTCATCCCATATGTAGTTTGTAATAAATGATGTAATTCCTGCAATAAATGCAGCACAACAGTTGACAGACCAATTTTTAGCACCAACAAGTGAGTAAAAAAAATCAAGTGGACTTGTGAATCCTATAAAACCTGAAGTTGCCTCTTCTTTCATTTTCTAAATATATACTAATAATATACAAAAAATTTTTGATATTACGTATAAATACTTAGTTTATTAACTAAGCTCCAAAAGTTTCTATCTTATAGTAGATTTTAATCCTTAATGAGCCATCACCTGTTGTAGGATTATCACCATTTGGAGTACCCATTACAAGATTAGCATTTAGTACATCTTTGTTAGTTTTAACTTGTACAGATCCTGAACCACTACCAACTGTTAATGTATTTCTAAGATTACCAGATATAACACAAACTGAATCTGTTGCACTTGTTAATAATGTTTTATCTACATAAGAATCAAAACATCCATCTAAATAAAATGTAGGGGAAGATGGAAATACATATGCTGTACCATTAAATTTATACTCTATTTGTATCCTATCTATAACATAATACTGGGCTGCTCCCGGTGCTGGTAATAATTCAAATGGTGTTCCAAGTGTAAGAATTTCTACTGAACTTAACTCTATTAATTGTTCAATAAACTCTGAACTTGTTCCAGATATTTGTACTAATGTACTCATTGTTTTTAAGTTTATCTAATTATGTCTTTTCAATCTATTGATATGTACATTCCTAATATATCTTCTGAGTTACCTTACTCTATTTATGGTAGCAATTACAGAAGGAATTGCTGGTAATGGTGCAACTGTAGTATTTCTAAGTAATTCTATAGAAGATGCACTAGCTTGCCACATGATTTGAACATTACTTCCTGCATTCATTTGTGTAAAAAAGTTCCAAGCTGCTACTAACAAATCACCATTATTTGCTAATGTAAGTGTTGTGTTACTATCCGGAACATCTACTCCATCTACTCTAAACCAAATATAAACCTGTGTTGCTCCTCCACCTGATGTTTTATGTAATTGAGCAGAAAAAGCAATGTTATAAACTCCTGTTTGAGTTACTGTAATTTCAGTAGGATCACCAAATAAATCATTTACTATAGACACACCATTAGTAGCTGCAGGATCTACACTGTTTAATTTCATTGCTTTTGCAGTAGATATTCCAGTAGTTTGTGTAGTAGTATCATAGAAAGAACCACTAGCTAACTGATTTAATACAGCTTGAGCATTATCAGTATGAATAGTAGTACTCATAAAATTATATAATCCAAGTTACTACAAAGGTTGTTCCTGTTGCATCAAAGAATATAGCATCTAGTGTATTATTTAAAGTTCCACCATCATAATTAATAGTAACTCCTGCTGGTAATACTTCACCATCTACAAGTCCTGATGCAGATCCTACATTAGCAATAGAAAAACTAAATGCTCCAGCAGGTGTTGAACCAGTAGTATTTACTACCGTAGCAATTCTTGGAGTTCTTAATACAGGTGATAGATTAGTATTAATATTAGTTACTAAAGTATTGATACTAGAAGTTAAACTTTCTATAGACACTAAATTAGATGTATATGATACAATCTGTGCTAAGTAACTATTAGGATTAACATATGTAATAGGAGCAACAGGAGTTCCTGGAGTATTTGATCCAGCTAAAAAATATACAGGTGGATCAAAGGTAGTTCCATTCCAAATTCTTACCTCTAACCATGTTGCACCAGTACTATCTACTACAAGAGCTGCTTCATAGTCAGTACCATTTTGAATGGCAGTCAATATTTGTACTAGCAATGGCTCAACTTGATCAGTATTATCATCTATATCTTGAAGAATATCATTTGCTAGTTTTAGTTGATCACATATACACTCCTGTCCTATCAACATTTTAAGTTGCCAGGGGAAGTTATTCCCCTGTAAACCACTATTTTTTAAATTACCAATACTATTTGACATGATAAATTATTTTAATTAAATACGAGTTTCAGCATCAGCTATAAGATCACCATCATTTCTTCTGCCTGTAGATCTAACTACTTGAACTGAATAATCTGTTTCAGGAGTTTCTGGATCATCAATAACTACAAAAGTTCCTACAGGAACACCTTTTAGATAAGCCATATCTACACTTGGATATACTCCAAGAGAAAGTAATCCTTGTAGTATTTTTGTAAGTGCTGCAGCTTTTTCATCACCTGTTGTAGAGTATTGTAATAATACATATACTTGAGGTACAATTGTATCTACAGTAATAGTATCTATTATTTCTATAGCAAGTTGTCTGTCTACATTAATATCTGCCATGACTAATAGTTTAATTATTGTACAATCTTAACTATTAAGTCACCTGCAGGTGCTGGTCCTGTTGAAGTAACATACCAATCTCCTTTTTTCAATCCTGCAGCTAAAGCAGCAGTATTATTGGCATATACTCGTTGTGTAGCAAGTTTGTATCCCCAATCAAAGAAAAACTTATTTACCGACCTGTTTAGGTACTGGTACATCTGAGTAAGTTTTGATTTATACTCAGGCATCGTAGATCTAGCATTATCTACATTTTCAAATTCTGGTAAAGCTCCCATGATATAAAATTTTAATTACACTATAATATACAAAAAATATTTGAATAAAAAAAATCCCTGAATAAATCCAGGGACTCTTTTGTGTTTGTTATTGGTAAATATGTATTTATTAAAATAATAAACCTAATAAAAATGCTATTAACAACATGCTTACTAAAAGACCATTAGCAAATTTTTTTCCTATAGGATCTTCTTGCCATACATTGTGCATCTTGTTATATACTGGTTTACTGAAGGCATTCTTAAGAAAGAACAGAATGATTATAGCAAGCAAACCAATAGCAAATAAAATACCTTTTAGTATCATAAGTTATCTATTCTTCTCTGTAAATATATTAAAGCTTTTTGTAAATCCTCTTTTTTTGTTGATTTATTTTTCTTTCCAGCTCTAGCTAAATACTTAATTACATTACCTAAATAGAAATCATTGTCCAATTCCCAAGCTTCTAGTACTCTGAAAACTTCATAAGGATTATCCTTACCACCGTAGTATTCTGGTCTTGGACCACCATCAAGTGAAACTAATCTTTTTTGCCAATCAATTTCTTTTGCTGTAGGACATATGTCCTTTCCATATACTCCTTCTACCATAACTTTGTAAGGTGTTACCACACTATTGCAATTGCACTTTCTGGTACTAAGATTCTCATCTTACCATCAACTTCAATTTTCTCACCTGATTCTAAAGCATATGTTTGAACATATACATTATCTCCAGCTCTAAGATCCTCTACATCACTACCTACTGCATAGATTTCTAGTGATTGCCATTTCTTCATGGCTTCCTGCATAATCATTTCTTCATCTTTAACAGAAAGTTCTACTGGAGATTTTTTTAATTCTGGTATTGTTACCAATACTCTTTTACCTTTTACTGATTTCATATTGTTGGTTTTTAATTATGCATCATAACTTTTACCTTTTGTAGTTTTTGTAGTAACCTTCATTTCTGGTACTTCTTCTACATTTAGTAAATTAAATTTAATTTGTTCTATTAGACCTATTACAGCAAAGTTACCGTAAGCTTTCTCACTAATTCTTACTTCTAATCCTTCTTCTGCTTCTGTAATGGATAATACTACTGTTTCTTTTGACATATTGAGTTGTTTGAGTAATTCATCATAAACCATACGAGCTTCTAAGTTAGAGTCTGATTTCTCTGCCACAAGCAACCATAACTTTTTTAACTCAAGTGTCATCTCATATAATAAACTTAGTGATGGCAAATATATAAATATTTTTTGTTTAAACTAAAAACCCTGGAAAAAATCCAGGGTAGTGATAATTAATCTAAACATTAAACATGAACAATTCAAATATAATTATTTTTTTGATCTTAGTACAAACATTCTTAGATCTATTTTTTCTGCCTCTATAAAGGAATATGAGTCAACCTTAACTTCACTCCCGTCAAATTCAACATAAGATACTTCAAAGTTTTGAGCTATGAACTTATATAGCTCCCGGCTTTTATCAGGATAAGCATCATATACCCACTCCATTAAACATACTAAGTTTGGATATTTCTTTTGTAGTTGAATAAGATCTGGTAAAGCTTGATCTTCATTACCCTCTATATCTAGTTTTATAAAATCTATTGGTTTATCTATAAAATCTAAGAGCCTTATAGTCTGCACTTCTGCATATTCTTTGCTTACTCTTTCTATACTTACTGTAGAATGCAGGGGAGATTCTGTAATGTTTAGAATAATCTTATCTGTTGATCCATCTGTTATAGCTTTATTAAGAATAGTCAGTGGTAAATTCCCATTTAATTCTAAAGAAGTTTTTAAATAGGGAATAAGATTAGGGTTTGCTTCTATTGCATATACTTCACAGCCATGTAGTAATAACTGAAAAGTGTAGTATCCATAGTTTGCTCCACCATCAATGCACACACTACCTGGTTTTACATTCTGACTCATCCATAAAGATATCCAAGATTCCCAGTAACCATCTCTTTTAAGATGCGGCACAAACTCATCTTGTTTATCTTCCACACACAACCAGTATGAAGACAATAATCTTGTTGCTATTTTGTCAGCTTCAATAGTATAATACTCTGCTCCTACTTGACCTATCTTTTCAAGGTCATATCTATCTAAAAACTTCATAACTCATCAAATAATTTAACCCATTGTTCAGTAATCTTAGCCCAAGAATATCTATCTGATGTAAACTTAGCTTTAGATTTTTCAGAAAGTTCCTTATATAACTCTCTATCTTTATAGATCAACTCCATTTTTTCGGCCATATCCTCAGCCATTATCATCTTTGCTGTGGTTGTTATACTAGACAGCATATACTTTATATTTGCCGGTACTAACAGTCCACAATCTGAGTATAACTCAGTAAGTGCAGAGTGATCAGGTACAATCTGAGGTTTACCTAAAGATGCATGTTCAGCATTAGGTAATCCAAACCCTTCACCTAATCCAGAATTAAGACCTACATCACAAAAATTATATATAACATTCAAGTGCTCTATAGGCACACTAATTCTACCGTGTTGATCTGCAGTCATTAGGATCTTATCCTGAATATCCAGTAAGTTTGCCATCCTTAATATATCTATGTGAGCATCAGTAACTCCACAGTGCATGTATAAATAAACATCATGTTTATCCTTTGCAAACTCTGCAAAAGCTCTCATAGAAATATCAAGAAGTTTTCTTGGTTGGTTTCTACCCGCATTTAAGAAGACAAAACTATTATCTAATTCTGGAGCATCCTCAAATAGCAAGTTTCTTACTCCTGCTCTAGGTAGTGTTAATGGATAGAATACTGTATTGTCTACACCATGCTCAATTATACTAACCTCTTGTTTAGGTGCAGCCTTGGCAACAACTGATTTCCCAAACTCATTATATACTACAAGTCTATCAAGTTTATAAGTATGCTCATACCAATCTGGATCATGGTCTTCAGCATCTGCCGGTATATATCCAACAGTCTTGATAGTTTGAAGAAACTTGTTCTTACCCAAGAACATTATAATAGAACTCATGTACCAGACATCACCAAGTATAAATAATATATCAGGCTTTTCTTTTTTTATAATCTCTTTGAGTCTAGCTGCTTTCTTCTGTTCCTCATATAAGCCTACAGAATAGATCTTATAAGGAAGGTCATGTTTCTTGTTATCATGATATACACCTAATACTACTGGAGTGTATTTATCTTTAGGTAGATGTTTGATAATAAATTTAATTACATTACCAAAGCCAGTACCTAATGCGGGGCTATCACCCCAGAACATTATTTTCTTCATTGTTGGTTTTTGCAGATAAAGATAAAACTTTATTCATTATCATAGAACATCCTATCAGAATCTTCTGTGTTCCATTTTTCAAATCCCTCACAGTTATACCAGTCTGTGTTAACTAAATAATCTGGCTTCTCTGGAAAAGGCTTAGTTACAAATGAAGGTTCAGACCATTTAATACGGTTGTTAGGTTGTAGAGCAATCTGACCATTATCTAAAAGTATTATATGATGAGACTTATGCTCTAATGGATCTTCAGCTAAAGATAGATCTGTGTTAAGATCATTAGATCCCCAGTTAATGGTTCCATAGTAAGAACCTTTATAAAACTTTTTATCTTTCATGTATACTTCTACTGGAGTATCATAAAGATAACTTAAGCTCAGTAAGGTAAAGTTGTAAGAGAAACAATTCCATAATTGCAGGTAATGAAATGGTAGATCTGGTTCTGGTAACTTAGGTTCTGTTAGTAGGGCATGAGATGGTAATTTATCTCTAAGTGTGCCATTCTCTAACAATACCTGGAACAGTGCAGCTTGCCCCGGCATACATCTAACAGATATAACTACCCCCGGGGTAAACTCACCGAAACCCTTCTTATGCTGATACATGTACTCATTTCTAACAAATACTTTTAGCGGAAAAAAATTGTGTTCTATATATGCCATACTACTTTTTAAAGAATCCTTTCTTTGGTTGCTCCTTAGAACTAATACCTAACTTCTCAATAATCTTATTAGCTTGTTCTTCAGCAAAAGAGATTGCCTCTTCCTCTTTATCTTCTATATTATAATTATTAAGCAAGATTGCCATATGCATAGTCTCATGCATAACAGCTGTGGCTTTCTCTGTAAGGGAATAGTTTTTAAAAGTGCCTAGGTTTAAAAACAAAAATGGTTTATAAGGAGCTTTTGCTGTAAGCTTCTTATCTTCTGGGTCATAGTTAGTCCATCCATAAATATACACCCCATTACCTTTGGTCTTATCTACTTCTTCTGCCTGGGCATCTTTACGGTTTAGCCCGTGCATTTCATCTACAGAGTAATAATCAAATATCTCAGTAGCATCATTACCAGCAAGGAGTATATAATCTCCCATATCATACTTCTTCATCTTAACACTTGTTTTATTTCTTCAGCCCAAGCAAGTATATAGTCATCTACTTCATCCTTGGGTAACTCCATTATCTTAGTCATCTTCTCTAACATATACATAACCTGTGCAGTATCAGGATCTGGTTCAGTAATACTTGCCTCATACTCCTTACCACTCTTTATAATATACACTCTCATAAATATAATATACAAAAAAGCCCTAAGATATACTAGGGCTTTTAATTGTAATATCAAATTATTGACAATCTTTTATAAATGACTTAGTCAAAAATAATTATTTTTTTCTAAAGTTCATAACTAATAAATAAAAAAATCCCCAGTCTGTAGTCCCGGGGATTTTTCCTAACCATTAAACTATTCAGTAGAATGAAATAAACTGATATGTAAATTTAAAAATAAATTTTTACTTGGCAACAAAAATTTACTATTTAAGAGGATGTGATGGGGCCTCACTGCAGACCCCCCGGGCCCTCCGCTCGGCAGTGGGTACCCCCCTGTGCTGCCAGCTGGCCAAACACATTTGTCCATCTGTTGCAAGAAAATTTTCTTGGCAGAAAATGTTTCTATCCTGTTCCATGCTGTGCATGTCACACTAGCTGTCATGTCATCACATGCTCTGACATATGACAGCTAAGCTTCTAGCCCTTGTCATAATATAAAATTAAAATTTATATCTTATGAATAGTATTATAACTCGGGTTATATCTAACCCTCATTCTAAAACTAGTTGGATCTTCTATCCCAACGGCATGAAGCCTTTTGTGATAAGCAAATCCAAATGCAAAGGTGGTAAGTTTAAAGCCAAACATGTATACATTGTTGACTTTAAAGCCACCACCAATGCAAAGGGCACCTCTTATGTATACTCTGTATACAACCAAGGTGAGATAATGATTGCTCCACCTTCGTTGACCAAATCATTAAAAGCAATAAAGAAAGGGAAGTAAATTCCCTTTCTATTTTCCCTCTTTTTACTAGCCCTTAACTTAAAATGAATTTTAAGTAAATCAATTTAGTTATGCTAACAAAATTAATTTTTGTACTGTACCTTATAACAGGCACAGTAACCCCTCAAGATGAACATGAGGGTAGAAAGACATATGCCATCCATCAAGATGATGGCACATGTATAGACTATGCCTATAAGGCAGAAGTCTATAATTGGATTGAGACAGGCTCATTCCAATACAATGAAGACTTTGAGGATTAACATCCTCTTAGTCTTCTTTTTTCCCTTTTTCTTCTAGCCCAAAACTTATATTGATAAATCAATAAATTAATAAATTATGGCTTTACAAGCAAAATTTCTTAGAATGGGCAAAGCAGGAGCTTTGGCCATTTATGAAGTTCGTGGAACTTCATCTGAGTTAGCTAATTTCATTAGCTCTAACTATAAAAACAGTGAACCTGTTTTTAAATCTACTCCTGATGGGGAACCCATCTTGAGTAATGGAAACAAAGTTCCATTATTATTTACTTCTTACCCGATGCCGGGTAAAAAGTTATGGCACCCTTTGTACAAAGTCCAAGGGGGCAAAAATGCAGGGTCTTGGACCTTGGACAAGGAAGACCTGCAATTTGAAATTCTTGCTTCAAAATCTACCGGTGGTGATTTTGGGCAAGCATATGCTGCTGCCGCAGCAAACAAATACATCAACTCCATTGATGTATCTTCCTCAACATCAGCTTTGCTTACTGATGATGAAGATGAAGAAGAAGACTTCACTTCTTCTGAGTCAGCATCTGAAGATGCTACCATGGATGTTGAAGAAACTTCAACAACCAAAGCTAAGACTAACAAGTAGTCATAGCAAAAATATAAGAGTAACCACTAACGTGGTTGCTCTTTATTTTTTTCAAACCTAAAACATTTCCCTCTCTCTTCTAGCCCATAACATAAAATGAGATTGCACTCTTGATAGAGTGCTTACAGTACAAACATAAAAGTTGAATATTAATATTTTTAACTTTCTGTACTGTATTGTATGTGACACAGGCTCATTAAGAATTAATTCTGAAAGATTATACTTGCTACTTGCAGGTATCAGGTATCAGGTTTGTAATTCTTAACTGTATACTAAGTAAATAATACTTAATGCTTACAGGTTGGTACCGGAAATCTGTATCTAAGTTAGCTTACTTAGTATATACTAGTGTGTATGTCTGTATTATGTATACTCTTACTACTTACTATTCTATACCTTGTATCTAGATAGTATATATCTATTATAATACTTTAGTATTATATAGATTTTATATAGCTAAACTCAAACCAACATATATGAATTCAATTGAAAGAATTACTATTACAGAGGATTATGCTTTACAGGTTAATCTTAGTATTGATTCTCTTATACTAGAGAGAGAAGAACAAGGTTTCCGGGAAGTTAATAGATACTACCATCCAGCAGTTGGATTGGTGGTAGTTATGACTAATGCACCTGTGCCTGATTATTCTCTTGCACCTTAATACTAATCAGTATCCTTGAACAAATGATAGGAACAGATTTAACTATGTAACTTATACTTACAGAGTGAGAGGCAGTAATCCTCTCCGCAACTTGTACAACTAACCAATAATGTTGTACCTCTTTACTGTTAGCAAACAGTGACAAACCTGTGGGGCTACTATTGGGTTCTATATATACTCTGCAAATGTATATATAGTGCTAAGTAAATGAAGAAGGGAAACACCCTTCTATGCAGTCATTTATAATCCAAAGTTAGTGCAGACTTTAAAACCAGGTATTTTACATATAGTCTTGATAGAGCTATGTGAGTTTAATTTAAACTATTATACACTATTTCTGCCTGATGGGCCAAATGTTATAATGTATATAATTTATCCATTTCAACTTCCACGTGAAATGAGCTGACTGGTGTGGAAGCCAAGTTTACTTCGTAATTATAGAACTCAGCGGTTCTACTATGATCTAGGAAATCATGGTGGTTATGAAAAGTGTTATTATCTTATTATTATTAACTATCAAGTCCTGTGTACCTAGCACAGGCAAGTCCTCAACATTAAAAACTTAAAAGATATGATTTTCAAAACTATGATTGAATTGTTCCAAGGTAAGTTAACCAAGGTTCAGTATGTTAGATACAATAATGGTAAAACAGTTAAGAGAATACTTGATAAAGAAGGTATACCTCAAGCTATAATCAACCTGTAAGCATATGAAAGATTTTATGACTGTGATGTTCCTAGTTTGTATGGGAGCATCACTTAGTGTAATCATACTATCTTATGATGAGGCTACAGAACTTATAGCAGCTATTCAATTCTTCTTATCTGGATTTGCAGTTGTTGTATCACAAAAATTATTAACCAATAAAAAATAAAAAAACAAAATGAAAAAACTTGTTCTGATTGCATTATTGACAGCATGTGTAGTTAATACTACTAATGCTGAGACCAGCTATGATGGTCATCCTAAGAAAGGATACAATTACAAAAGACATTATAGACAAAGAGCTGTTAGAGCTTTCTTTGTTAGGGTATTTAATCTTGACTGTTGTCATGGTAGATTAAATGTCCACTAAATAACATTATTCTCATCCAATTGCAGGTATATTACCAATCTATAAGAAGTGAGGTGTAACAGTAGGGCTACGGTTTTACAATATGGTTACTGTCTTATAAGGAGATATATATCAAGGGTTGCAACCTTGTGAGAGTATTACTAATGCACCATTTCAGCTTCCCAAGGGCTGACAGTTGTAACGTGTTTCAGGCTAAACCATCTTCCTGTAAAGCGTTGGTTTGGTTACAACTGAGTGCAGAGGGGTAATTAACTTATAGAAACTTAATTAATAACTTATAAATAAACTTAAAATGAAAATTCATTTACACTCAAGACAAGGTCTTTATGAAGTAGAGACCTATGGTAGAAACAGTATTACTTGTTCTACTAAACACAACATATTTCAAGTACCAACTAGTGATTTTAAATCATTTGCTGGTGGTATGTGGAATGATCATGTTACTAAAGATGACATGGATTTATTTCTATCTGTTGTTCAACCTGAAAAATATAAACTCCAGGTTCAACAAGAAAATGAAATCATTACTCTTGCAGCAAGATTAGATATGATTACTAAATCTGTCAAAGCTTCATCTACACCAACTATAGTTGAAGAAGATGGTCCTACTAAAGAAGACTATGAAAGATGGTATAACGAGAAATATGATGAACTTAACAAAGTAAAAGATCATATGAGAACTATTGCATATCAAGTGTATTCTCAGGATCTTGATTTTACCAACTTTGAGATGCATAAAGGTATCAAGTTCATTATACAGCAGGGTATTTATGATGATAGTTCATTTAGATTCTGTTGGGATCCGTATGGATTTGTATCTAATGGCCATAGTGATATCAGTAGCATCTTTAGACCAGATGACTGGTATACTATCAATGGTGGTTGGATTAAGATCATTGGTGATGATGTGATTCTATACTACAAGTCTGGTGACTATGGGGTATATGATGATGCTCTTGCAATTGAATGTGCAAAGAAACTATTTCCTCGTAAGAATATCCATTCTTATGCAGGAAGACAATGGGATGAAGAACTTGATAGTAAGTTCTTACTCCCATTCTAAGATACGGTAGAAAGGTAGTGATATGCTACGTATTCCTGGACATGAAGACAAACTGTCCATTTTTTAAACTTATTAATCAATTTAAACATAAACTTAAAAAAAGAAAACCATGAGAAATTTATCTACAAAAGGTTTGAGTATGTCTCAAGCACAATCAATTAGCAATTTGTGTAATCAAAATGCTATGGAAATCCAAAGACAATTGGATTCTTATAATAACTGTAGTAAGTCTATTACAGTTGAAGGTCAAGTATATTCAATACAAGATGGAGTACCTATGCCAGGTAATATCATTGATCTATTGAAGAATAAAGGTGATCTTCATGCATGTCAAGCATTCCTTATGGAAGCTATCAAGTCTAAAGAAGCTGAGATAGAAA